ACCAAGGAGAGAAGACAATGTTCACACCGAGTAAATACTTCGCAGCCATCGCCCATGCTGTCATGGGTATGAAGAACGCCGGGCACAATCTCCGCTTCGGCGGTACTGGCCCTTCGGCACCTGGCCACGGCGTCGAGCGCGCGCGGAAACGTCTGGCTGCGCGCCGGGAAGAGCAGGCTCACATCCCTATGGGTGGGAAGTACACCCGCCAGCAGGCACGGGCCGAGTTCCGGCAAGAGATGAAGGCTCGGCGCACTGGCCGTAAGATCCATGCGATGCGGAGCTTCGTTCAAGGCGGGTCTGCGTCGGTATGAGCGACCGCCGCCGCGCCATATACCTCAAGATCATGGAACGTGTCCATGTCGAGGACGTCGAGGACGGGTGCTGGAACTGGCTAGGTCCGACATCGGGCGACGGTCGCGGCGGCGGATACGGGCGCATGTCACTTGACGGGCAGACAGTCTCGGTCCATAAGGTGATGTTCACCCACTTTTTCGGGTTCGTACCCGGCAAGAAGCAGGTCGATCACAAGTGCAATAATCGGCGCTGCTGTAACCCCGAACACCTGCAAATGGTGACCCATCTACAGAACCAGCGACTAAAGAAAAGGAGATCTAAACCATGATGTACCGCCACCATATACAGACCCCGAAGCATAACCCTGCGAGCACATCGCGCACCATAAGCTACCGGCTGGTCTACAACAGCCCATTCAAGCGCGCGCTGCGCCGTATCGAGATCGTGTCCGAGTGGGTCGAGCCAGGCCTGCTCCGTATTCCTGTGACACGCCGCCGCGTGGTCATGACTATCGCTGCGACCGGCAACGCTATGTCCGCGGATAACCTGCAGGCGATCCGGTACGTAGAGACCGCCGTCGCGTCGTTGCAGCGCGCCTCGGATGCGGCGTCAGGTGATAACCCTCGGCGACGGGTGCGCGGCCGTGGGTGAGTACGCCGACTACCTCATCGACAGTATGATTGATCGGTGCTTTAGCGGGTTCGACGACTACCCACCTCGGCCCCAGATCACCGCCAAACAGAAACGTAAACGGGTGCAGAAGCTGCGCGCCGGGCGGATACATAACGTCGCCTCGCAGCTGAACCGCATCGCAAAGACGAAGAACGGAGAAACCAACAATGACTGAAACAACCGCAACCCCACCAGAACATAGCTCGCTGGTCGGTGGATCCACCGCCGCCCGACGCATCAACTGCCCCGGCAGTCTGGCCCGCGAGGCGATCGCACCTAAATCGAAAGGTTCATCGTACGCTCGCGAGGGCACCGCGCTGCACGAATTGATCGCGCAAATTTTGGACGAGAACAAGGAGCCGGACGACCTCTTGCCCTTTCGTCACAAGCAGCCCGCCAAGGGCAACGAAGAACCATGGGAACTGGAGGTTGACAGCGACCTTTGGTACCGGCTCGGGCAGCCAGCGCTTGACATGTTTGATGGCTTCCTCAACGATATCGAACGGGACCAAGAAGGTCTCCCCGCCGTCTATATGGTTGAAGAAAGCGGCGAGTTCCCCGGGATCCCCGGTGCGTTTGGGACATCCGACGTCCCGTTCCGCTGCGGAAAGATCGGCGGAATTTGGGATTGGAAATTCGGACGGGGCCCGGTAAAGGCTGAAGAGAACGCGCAGCTGATGTTCTACTTCGCGGTCATGCTGCACAAATTCCCCAAGTTCTTTGACGGTATCGACCGCGTCATGCTGTGCATCAGCCAGCCGCAGGTGAACGATCACACCCCCGACGTTTGGGAAACCGATCTAGACGATATCGCAGCCTTCGGTGAAGAGTTGAAGGAAGCAATCGCCCTGGCGCAGACCAAGGATGCACCGATCGAGAAGGGCCCATGGTGTAAGTTCGCCGACTGCAAAGCCGTGTGCGAACTCTACGTCGGAGCAGCCGCCTCGCTGGGTGAGAAGATGGCCGAGCTGAAGTACGCAAAACAGATGGCCAAGATACCTACTCATGAGCTGACTGAAGAACCTATGGACATGGGCGCGTTCCTCAGCGAAGCTATGGACCTAGCGGACATGGCGCAGACCTGGGCGAAACACATCGCAGGCATGACGCAAGAACGTTTGGAAGCAGGGCTTGACGTTCCTAATTTCAAAGTGGTACCTAAGAAGTCGGCAGGCCGAGAATGGAACCCCGACCTGGAAGAGCAACACATTATAAACCGGCTGCGCAACCGCGGCCTGAAGTCGGAGGACTACTACACAAAGAAGATTATCACCGCCCCGCAGGCTATCGCCGCGCTGAAGAAAGCGAAGGCTAAACCGCTGAGTGATGACGACATCAGGATGAAACCCTCTTCGGGTTACACCCTGACACGAGAGGATGACCCCCGGCAGGCCGCCGATCCTTCACACAAAAAAGCTGCAGCTATTGGGGCATCGCTGCTGGCAATGACACAGAAAGAAAAAGCAAATGGCTAACGCAGTTGCAAAGAAAGAGAACGCGGTCCCCGGGCTTGCCGGTTTGGCAGGTGGTCTGAAGCGCGTGAAGAACAGCCTACCGTCGTTCGGCGGTAAGCAGTACATGAGCTTCGGTAAAGACGGGAACTGGACGCTCGGTAAACGTGGCGATGCACGGAACGGGACACGCGCCCTTCTCAACATCACCTCTCTGAAAAGCGGGTACGTTTGCTGGACCGACTACCCGGCCAAGGACAAGAAAAAGAACGAAAAGATGGGCGAGGAGATGAAGCTAGCCACGCTCGGCGGCGTCGATCCTTCGGAGTTGGCCGATCTTGGGTGGGAATGGAAGCAACAGATGTTGATCGAAGGCCGTTTCCTTGACGGTGATCAGCCCGAGTTCTCCTATAACACCTCATCCAACGGTGGGCTGGAAGCTATGGACGTCATCCTCGATGCGGTGACAGCACGTCTTGAGAGCGGCGAAGATGTCTATCTCTTCCCGATCGTCGAGATGAATAACGATTGGTACGACCATGCCCAATGGGGGAAAACGTACAAACCAATCCTGGAGATCGTAGCGTGGGCTGACGTCGACGGTGCGTACGAAGGCGAGGACGAGGTCGAGGAAGAAAAACCCGCCCCGAAGAAACGGAAAAAGGTCACAAAGAAACCTGATCCGGTCGAAGAGCCTGAAGAAGAAGAAGAGCTCGACGAAGACGATGTCGAAGAGGTCGAGGGTTACGACCTCGGCGAGGAAGAAGCCGAAGAGGCTGAGGAAGCGGAAGAAGAAGAGGTCGAAGAGGCCCCGGTCCGCCGCCGTCGCCGCTAACCAGCGTTGACAGCAAAAGGGTGGGGTGCTAAAGGTACCCCACCTTATTCAGAAACATTTGTCGGAGGACAACCCCATGAATATCGATGCTGAACTGGATCGCAAAGCGGCCGAGCAGGATGAGCTACAGAGCACGGCGCTGCAAAACCTACTGCGCTGTCTGCCAGCTAAGGACCTGGTCCAAGAGCTGATGACCCGGGGTGTGCTCCGCGCGTACGGTGCGACCCATTATGTGCCGAGCGTTGTCCGTAGCCGGGCCACCGTGACCGGAGAAGACCTGGACGCCCACGCCTGGAGCGCGCGTCGGGATCGGATGACGCCCGAGAAGTTCGGCGAGGTCATCAGAGCCACGCTGACGCACCAGCTTATCAAGTCTGCGGTGACGAACGGTATCGTCAGCTTATCTGACAGCGCGCCAAGCGACCCAGCCGCACCACCTAACGACCGTGTCTACGAGGCGATGATCATGACGCTGGACCCCGGGTACGACTATGACGAGGACGCCGCCCGAACCGTCGACCGCGACACTTTCGTGTCTGCCTTCATGGCTATCGAAGCGCGCATCGCAGGGACCGACGATGCTTGATGTTACTGATGTCATACCGTGGTCCGACATATGCTTCATCGACTGCGAGACGCGGTCGACGATGCCGGGAGACACGCCCGACACCAACGTGATGAACACGTCGACCCGTCGCTACGCCGCGCAGGCGTTCCCCATCATCATCACCTGGGCTTACGATCTTGACGGCCCGGTGAAACGGTGGGAATGGACGCGGTTCGACCAGCCGCCGACACGTGAGGACCTACCCGAAGAGCTGCTTATGTGGGCCGAGACGGGTTACTTCGCGGCCTGGCACGCGGCGTTCGACCGGGCTGTGCTCGATCGGTACTTCAATGCAGGTGTTGACGCCTGGCTCGACATGATGGTTCAGGCGTCGTTCAACAACATACCGCTGGGTCTCGACCGCGCGGCGAAGAGCTGCGGGTATGAAGGTAAGCTCGGTATGGGCAAGGCTCTCATTCGTTTGTTCTGCCCTGTTGATGGCGCAACGCCGGACGAAGAGCCCGAGAAGTGGGCGCAGTTCTGCGAGTATGCTGACATCGATGTCAGTCAGATGCAGCTGGTCGCTGCGGCAACCTTCGCCGTACCGTTCGCCATATGGCGGGAATACTGGACGAGCGAGCGCATCAACGATCGCGGGCTGCCGGTCGATTTGGACATGGCGCGGGGCGGTGCGGCGGTGGCTGCAGCGTACGCTGAACAGACCAACGACCGGGTCCGAGAGATCACGGACGGTGCGCTCTACAGCGTGCGGCAGTATGACGCCCAACGCGCGTGGGTTTGGGAGCGGGTCCGTAACAACCCGCTGATCGCCCAGCATATGATCATCGCCCAGCGCACGCTGAAGACAGGCGAGGAAGAGTACAAGCTGAAGATGGATCGGCCGATCATCGTTAAGATGCTGGCCGCCTTGAACACGTTGAACGAGAGCGACGGTCTCACCGACGACGAGTACAACGTGCAGCGGTTCCTCGAGGAACGCGAGTACGGAGCCTCGGCTGCACCGGCTAAGTTCCAGAAGGTGCTCGATATGGTGATGCCAGACGGGCGACTGCCGAACTCGTACGTGTTCAGCGGCGCGACGCAGACGGGGCGGTTCAGCTCCAAAGGCGTCCAGGTCCACAACATGACCCGCGACACCGTGGGTGACACTGACAAAGAGGAAGACGCGTGCATCTTCCTCATAGAAGCTGGAGAGAACCATGCTTGAACGTTTTGAAGAGCAGTTCGGGGCACCGGCAGGCAAGGCGCTGAGCCGCCTGATCCGGCCCCTCATCACAGCGCCGGAAGGCAAGGCATTCGTCTGGGGTGACTGGGCTAACATCGAAGCACGGGCGCTGCCATGGCTGGCCAAAGACGAGAAACGCCTGGACATCTTCCGGGCGATCGACAAAGACCCAGCCAACACACCCGACGTTTACATCCAAGCGGTGGCCGGGATGTATGATCTGGATCCGTACGATCTTCTGAAGCGTCGCCGGGAAGGTGACAAGGAAGTCGGCAAGCAGCGGCAGAAGGGTAAGATCGCCGAGCTAGCCCTCGGGTTCGCCGGTGGTGCCGGTGCGCTGCAGTCCATGGCGGCTGGGTACGGTATGAGCTTCGAGCAACAGGAAAGCGAAGACATCGTATCTCGTTGGCGGGCGTCCAACAAATGGGCCGAAGAGTTTTGGGATGACCTGATGGATGCGTTCACTGCGGCCGTCGACACACCCGACGGTGCGATGCACCCCGCCGGACGGGTCAACGTCCAAGGCATGTTCGTAGGTGATCAGATCTGGGTGGTTATCTATCTGCCCGACGGCCGCCCGCTGTTTTACCGTGACGTTAAGGATCGCGTTCACATAACGTACGATGACTTCGACCCTGACCTGATCGTCGAGAAGAAACGCAAGCTATCGTTCATGAGCGAGAAGGGTATCAAGTGGTTGTGGAGGGGGCTGCTCGCGGAGAACGTGACGCAGGCAATCTGCGCATCCATGCTCCGCGTCACGTTGACGCGTCTCGACTGCCCAGGTCTGGACTTTATGCCTGTCGTCGGTCACACCCACGATGAGGTTATCACGATGTGCGACGTTGGTAATGTCGACGCCGCAAAGACCCGGCTCCGCGAGTGCATGATGCGCGAAGAGGACTGGTACGACGGGATACCAATGGAGGTGGACATTGTTTCACATGCATGGTACTCTAAAACAATCGAGGATTAAAGGAGAACAAAATGCACCATCTTTTCATGATAGGTTTCACGCTAACATCCTGGCGCGTAGGCGTCGTACGTCACAAGCCCGGTGTTAAAACCGTTTGGGGTCTAGGCCCTTTCCGCGCAGCTGTGCACTACGTCTAAGGAGAACAACGTGTCACACGTAAAGACGCTAGCTGCAGCGGTATCGCAGCATGTGATGGAGCACGGCGTCAAGCCGCACTACATCCTAACGTCGGCGGATGTCGCCAAGGCGATCTTCCAAGAGGTCGACGCGAACCCGCAGTATCGATCTATGATCCACCTGGGCGGGCCCCATATGCCGATGCGTATCGATCTGGGTACGGGCCCGATCGAGATCGCGCAGTGCACCGGGGTCAACCGGGTCGAGCTGCTGGTGGACTACGCACTGGCCAAAGAGCTGAAACGGATAGGCCGCGCATGACCAACGACGTCAACACACCCCGCCCCGTCATAAGCACCCAACGGTTCGACATCGATCTGATGAACCCTGACCATGCGACCTTCGACATCGAGGATCTATCGTACGCGATGATCCATATCGCGCGGTACAACGGGCACATCCCTACACCGATCAACATCTTGCAGCACTCGATGTTCACGGCCCACGTCGCGCGGTTTGACTGCGCGCAGCAGGATAAAACTCAGAAGTACACCGACGCCCTGACGTTGGCCTGCCTGCTTCACGATGCGATCGAGGCCGTGACTGGTGATATAGACAAGCCTTTGAAGATGTTTCTTGATAGCGTATCGAAAGGTGCCATATCCGCGATGGAGTATCGCTTGAACCTATCACTGTGCCGGTCCCTGGGTTTACCGCCGCGGTTTCTGGAGTTGTGGTTACCGACCGTTAAACAGTACGACAAGCAAGCCCTATCGGCTGAGGTCTTTACCTTGTGGCCTGACCTCTACGCGAGCGGGCGATGGGGCTCGCTGCAGAATGTACCCCCCGCACACGCGCAGCTGGTGCGCGGCATAAACGGCGACGATGCTGAAGGTCTCCGAGCCGCCTACGTCGAGTGGGTTCTCGAGCTACGAGGAAAGGTCCTTGAAAAGTGGGACCAGTAACTGACGACGAACAGCACCCCGGCGGCGACGTTTGGGGTGCATCTGATTATGACATGGACAACGAGAGGATATTAGCCATGACAGCAGAACGAAACACCGACATCGCCAACGGCGGTGCGAAGTACGACACGGGGAAGGTTCGTATGGACCTGCTACCTGCCGATGCACTGATGACGATCGCCGCGGTGTTCACATACGGCGTTGAGAAATACGCCGCTTGGAACTGGGCGCTAGGCATGGAAGAGAGCCGCTTGCTCGCCGCCATGAAACGGCACCTGGCCGCCTACGAGATGGGCGAAGAGTTCGACGACGAGAGCGGCCTGCCGCACCTCGGCCACGCGGGCTTCTGCGTGATGACGCTTATCGCGCTCGGTCTGCGGGGCACACTTGTGAAGGACGGTTGCCCCGACACGATGGCCCTGTCGCGCGCGATGGATCAGTTCGGCCAGATGAAACAGCCGCCCGCGATCGACATCGAGGACGAAGACGGCGACGAGATCGTGACGTTCTTACGATCACGCAGCGAGGATAAACCCGACGCGAGCGCCACGGTCGCGGCGGCGCGGGATCTGGTCAAGGGCGGGCACGTGCGGGTCGGTGACATTGTAACGTTAATGGAAGATACCACTCATGCCGATAAAGGTTCGGAGTTCGAGGTCGTGCGTGCGGGAGCCGCATATGAACCCGGGGCTGAAACCGAATATGAACCCTGGGCTGAAACCGAATACGTACCGAGTATAGATACGATAGCCCGTAGTATCACAAAAGGCGGCATGGGGATGCCTGCAGGCGACCGCGAGTACACCTGGCGGGACACATGGGTGTCCGTTCAGCGCCCCGCAGTAGCACCGGCGCGGCCAGCGCGCGAGCTTGTTAACGAGGGGTTGCTAGAACGTGGCCAGCTCGTAACGTTGGCCGAAGACAAGGGCGTGTATAAGAAGGGCACGGTGTTCACGGTTACCCGTACTGAGCAACGTCTAGACAGCCGGGGCAGTTTCTTCATCGCCGAGGAATACCTGTCGGGCGAGAACGAGGCACCGAAGCCGGGGCACTGGTCCAAGACGCTGTTCCAGGTCGGGGCCTGGTAGGAACCACCGCGATGCAACCAAAAAGAAAGGGCCCCGCGGGGCCCTTTTCTATGTCTCGGTTTTGGTGTCGCGTCACCCGGTGACGATGTCCTTGACGGTGTAACGTGAGACCTCACCCTCGTCACCTTTGTAGATCACGGCCTGGGCTAGCGCGTTGCTGCCGTACGTTGAACCGTAAAGATCGGTCTCGGTCCAGCAGCTGGCCTGTTCCCACACGACGCCGGGGAACTGTTCCACTTTGCGGTGGTGTTTGTCGCCGGTCCACGCGTAGACGTGGCGCGCCTCACCCCACAACTTACGGTGCCGATCGGCCATCATCATGATCATACGCTCGGGTTTGATCTTGTCACCATGGTGGCCGAACAGCAGGACGTCGCCCCAGGCGTGCGCCCAGTAGTGCGATGGGTCCATCTCGACCGTGACGTTTGGCTGATCGCGGTAGCGCCACTTGGCCGCCTGTAGCAAAGCGAGATAGCTGTCGCTGTCGTGGTTACCGCGCTTGATGACGATCCGAACACGCGGTGCCACCTGAACGGCCAGATCCCCGGTGACGACGATACTCTCAGCCGTGTTGTTCACCGTCTTGAACTGGCGGCTGTCGACGTCGAGGATGTGGTTCGTACCGTGCGTCCCGGTCATAGGCACGTCGCCGTTGCTGTGCAGCGTGTCACCGTTGTAGTACAAGATGATCTCGTCGACGTGGTCCGACTTGATCTTGTGCATCAGCCGTGCGATCCAGTTGGTCAGACGTGACAGCGCTATGTTCAGATCCCAGTCGCCATAACCTGTTTCAGCACCCCACGCGAGGCAACCTGCGTGCAGGTCGTTGATCGAGATGAAGGCCTTTGTCAACACGCCGTCCGCTTTCCGGATCGGTGCGAGAACCGGGAAGTGGACCGCGGGTATATCGCGGAACCGATCTTCGATCGCCTGCACCCGGTCCTCTTCCGACGCGCCATCCTTCTCAGGCTTGACGTAGAACGAATATGTCCGACCGTTCTCGTCGGGCTCACTGTTCTTGATCCAACCGCCCAGCGGGACAGTGTCCAAACCGAGCGCCGTCATACCGGAGTGGATAGCCGGGTCGGCGTCCCGCTTCTCGTTGTATCGGTTTACGGCCCGTGACACCGTGCTGATGTTGACACCGAACTGCTCGGCCACCGCTTTGAAGGTGCCGAGCTTTTCATGCGCTTCCGCGTATTCTGCCGCCGTGGTCAAAGGTCATCGCCTTCAGTGAGGGCAACGGAACCAATCAAGCAGACCTTCCCGGTTAGGTAGTAGTAGCCGTACGTCAGGCTGCGCGACCCGTCCTCGGTCATCAGCATGACCACCTGCAAAGGCTCACCCGTAATGGGGTCGTTGACGTCGCCGATCAGGCTGACGTTCGGCAACCCCACTTCGTCGGCCAGGACGTACCAGTTGCGATCGTACTCTTCGAGCGCGTCTACGCACACCATGTCATCGCCTGTCACGACGATCACGTGGTAACCGTCGTTTACCGTCTCGATGACTTCGGCCGCGGCGGGCTTACAGCTGACGGCCAGCGCCAGCGCGGTTAAAGGTATTAGGCTTTTCATGTGGTTTTCTCCATGGTTAAGGGCAGAGATTGCCCCGATGATGGGAAGGGTACCATCGTACGCCTTCGGGGTCAAACGGAAAAAGCCCGCCCGCTTCTCAGCTGGCAGGCTCGGTGATCAGCGCGTTAATCTTGTCTGCGCAGTTCCGTAGGTTCGTTCGATCTCGACCCCATAAGATCTCGATCTGTTGATCGGTGAGTGCACCGTCGCCTAAATCTTGCGGGTCCTCGCAAGGCACGATGACCGGCTCAACGTAGGTTGAGCCGCCGCACGCGTTCAGCAGAGATACCGCAGCTATCGTTAACAGGGTCCGCATATGCTAAATCCTCCAGTTCTTGAGCGGCGCGCAACCGTGCCGCCTCGGCTATCTGCCGCTGCACCTCAGCGGTCTTCTGTTCATCGGCTCGCACCAACTCAGTTGCACGGTGCGAGCTCTCGCAGTGGTTCACCCCAGCAAACCAGCCAGCCCCGAAGAGCCCGCCGATCGCCAATAGGAAGAGCCCGACGCGGATCAAAGGTAATCCTCCAGCATTTCCCGCAGGACGTCACCGCATTCGATTGCGTCGCGTACTTTGGTATCGCCCGGCAGAACCGTAAAATCCCATTTGTTTTTCTGCTTGACGCCAAGTGTGCGTTCCACCTCAGCGTGGCCAAGAGTAGAGAAGCGCGAGTTCGGGATGTCGAAAGCCCGGCAGTGCTCGGCGGTCGCGCGCAGCATCGAGTGGACTTGCGGCCACGTCAGCGGTGCAGGGCCCCAAACCAGGGGTCGCTCTCGTGCGCCCGCCATGGCGTCGCAGCTCTCACCGATCCAACCCGTGTTCATGTTCCGGGTGTGGCTCGCACCGTAGACCCCGGCCCGATAGCGCGCCTGCGCCTCGGGACGCCAGTCACCATCGTGTCGCTCGCCATTCTGATCGTGCAAACCGTTGTAGGCTTTCCGCTCCATGGCGATCGTGCCATACCGGCCCGCTGTCCAGTGCCAAACGACACCCCGCAACCCGCTCTCGTGGAACAGGTCTTCGATCCGGCTTACACCCCGGGCTTCCATCGCCGCGGCGACAGCGCGGTTCGTGTTCTTGCCGGACCAACCATCGATGACGCCGGGGTTGAAACCCAACGACGCCACACGTGCCTGGACATCTCTTACCGTGTACCCCATGTTTACCTCTCTTTGCGGAACCGTTTGGCCAGTGAGGCCGGGTAGAATACCGCCGTTATGATGTTATACCCGTCACGATCTTCTACAGGTATCAGCTGGTACACGGCGGACAATGCATGGTAGCCACCGTACATACCGATAAGGGCCCACATGGCGTTGTACCCGATACCGAGCCCGAACCCGTGGAAGACATCCCACCAGATGATGCGACCCGCGGACATTGTACCGATCCAAAACAGCGCGGCACCTAGGTGCCGGACTGCGTCACCCCGCAGGTACGGGGCATAGGACCGGAACGCGATAGCTATCAAAGTGAAGCCGATAGCGCTGACGATCCCGAACAGCGTGTTAGGTTGCAGGATCAAGTCAGTCATGTATCGGTACCTTTGTGGTTTGGCGTAGCTCGTTTACAGCTGCGGCTAGTGCAGCCTGCAAAGCCGCAGTTTTCTCGTCGGCCGCCATGCGCAGCTTGCGGCGCGCTTCTTCGTGCTCGCGAGCTTCTTGAATGGTCATGCGCCGTTTGAACGCCCACGCTATCATAAGCTGTTCCTCCGAAGGTCGTTAACCAGATCTGTCACAACCTCGAGCGCTTGATGGGTAGCTATCTCGCGTTGCGTTGCCGCGCGGATCTCGTCATCTTTACGATCCATAAGCATCTCTGACAGTGCATCGACCTTCGACATCTGGTACTTTCCGAACCATCCGAGCACGACGATAGCGACGGCCCCGGGGCCGCCACCTAACGCTTCGAACAGAACCGCAATATCCACCTATCAGGCCCCCACGCACTTCACAATCGCATAACCTCTCGTTACATCGTACGGGGCTATGACACGCATAGCAAACAATTTCGTCGGTTTGTTGCCTGGTGACGGTGCGCCATCTGCCTCGACGTACATGCCGGGTTTCACGTCAGGGCCCACGCGCACGTGTAGTTTACCGAGCAGGCCGATGCACGACCAGTCCTCGGGGCGATCGCTACGTGCGACATTTGGCCGCGACGGATCGTAGTCAGGGTTCTCGACCTTGACGCGGATCGTCTCTTGCGGTGTTGGGTTCGGCACCAACGGGGCTGGCTCGGGGTTGGGTATCCGAGGATCCGTGACGATCATGTTCTCGTACGATACCGTGCCGTCTGCCGCAGTCACCTTCACCAGGTCGTACTGGGGGTGCGCAGGGTTTTCGATCTCGGTCGGCCAGCCCCGATCCTCGACAAGAGGCTTCCAATTAGGGTCGAGGATCTCTTCGTATAGCGTCTCGCCGAACTCACCTGTCAGGTAGCGCTGACCCCATGTGAACATGCTGTCGTCGGCAACCATGATAGGTGTTGCGGACACCACGCCCAGGATATAATCACCTTTTTTGGCAGGCGCTACCGTCTCACCCACCAAGGTGACAATCGTCCCGAGCGGGATGACGCCGGGCGTCTCGTTCTCGAACATCTCGGCGTAGTCCGCGAAGGTCGCGGAGCCCGACAAAGTACCGGCCGACACAACGTTACCGTTGTCGCAGTCGATCTCGAATGTCCGGTCGGCCGTTGTGCCCGGTGAAGAACCCGAACCTGTTACGATCGTACGGGCCCGATCGGTTTCGTAGTAGCGACCGCCCAGCGTCACGCACTGCGCGTGGATGTTACGTACGCCGGTGCCGCCGATCTGTGCGGACCCTGCCGCATCCAGGTAGCACGCCTCGCCGCCCATCATGATAGAGTATTCTGCGTTCGCGCCCATCTCGGACCCGTCGAAACCAACCATAGCGGAGCGGAGCGCGCCCGCCTCGATGATCCCCTGGCGTCCGCCGATCATAGCTGTAGCGTCACCGTTATTGTATGCGTGACCGGATGTCGCTGCACCGAACTGGTACGAGCCGATGCCTGCCACGGATATCTTGACGCCGTCGTCCGAGTAGTCGCTACCACCGTCGGTGAGCGTGATGCTTTGCGGGACACCCGCCGATGATGTCATGGTAGCGGCCGCACCTGAACCGGACCCGAGGATGTCTTCGAACACAAGGGTCTCGGTGTCAGCGTAGTCTGTCCCGCCTGTGACAGCGATTTCAGTGATGGTACCGTTGACCACGGTGGGCGTAAACCGCGCACCGTAGCCGCCGCCGGTGTGGTAGTTCACAACGGCCACCGCAGCAGAGTGCAGACCTTGCAACGTGACGTCGCGGGCCGCGCCTGCAAACGTGTAGCTTTCGCCCGTGGCCTCGGCGCGAAGCGATGCGAACTGCCCGGCCTTCTTGGCTTGCGAGAAGCTATCCTCGGTAGCGACAGACGCGGACGTGTTATGCGTAACCGAAGTATCACGAACGGCGACGGCGGCCCCGATGTTACAGCTAACCTTCGCGTCGAACGAGGATATCAGAACGGTCCGAACACCTTCAGCCAACCCGTTGCGTGTCAGGAACACGCCGTTCTGGACCTTGGTGGACCGGCCCGAGGACGCTACGTTTGTGTGGGATACCGTCGAGCCCGCCACGTCCTCGATGGACCCGGTGCTGCCAGACGATGAGATAAGCGCGCGAGACGTCGCGGCGTCGAGGGTTTCACCGTTGACCAGGAAAAACCCGTTAACGTATTCTGCGCCTGTCGGTAGCGCGTCGACAAGGTATGTCTGCCCGCCTAGATTGACACGCTCGCCCGCCTGGTTCGTATCCATGTCGTCGAACGCGTCGGTGTCATTCGTGGTGCCATCGCCTACTGCACCGTACGATACAGCTGTCGCCGCGCTCGCAGCGGCCTCAGCTGCGGATGTCGCGGCGGCTAGGGCGTTAACGTAGGCGTCCTCGAGAACAGCGCTATCATATGTGTCGAAGGCATCCACTTTCACGGACCGATCGGACAGCTCTTTCAGCGCCCGAACGTGCATCATGAGGTGGTCGAGCGTGTTCTCGAGCACCTCCAACTGGATAGAACCCTGGTTCGAATAGTCGGTCGATTGGTTGAAGTCGCCGTCGTACTGGATCACAAGCTTGGTATTTGTCGGCGCGCGGTCTGCGTCCACCAACACGATAGTACCGCCGGTAGTGTCACCTACGCCAGTCACCGTATAGTCGGTGTCGAGATCGAGAACCGTCTCTGTCAGGTTGGCGTTCTGACGCGTGACAAGAAGCTCGTCATCCGATTGGATGCGGAACTCATAGTCGAACGTGGTTATGGATCCGTTGCCGTCGTAGGGTCCGGACTTTGTGACGGGTGCGCCGTCGATATCTGCGGTTTCAATGGTCATGATTGCATCCTATGCTATGCTTGTGTTTGCGCGCCACCCTCAGCGGCCCATTATGACAGCCAGCGGCGACGGTTCCTCGCCCGTCACGCCAGCGCCGTCCAACAACCGCCACACTGCGGTGGAAGGGTAACCCGGTATGGTCATACCCAGAAGATCGTTTGCCGACCGTGCGTCGCCTGCGTTGGCTTCGCCCGCGAGAAGATCCCCGGTCGAGCTCAGCGCCCGCCCGAATGTCTCGGAGATGCCACCGTACGCACCGCCGCCGCCGAAGCCTTGAACCGCCGATGTCATGTCCCGAACGAACGGGAAGGTCGAGAACACGGACAGCGCCGTCTGCGCCGCTATGAACTTAGCCCAGCTGTCATCGTCGTCACCGTCCTCGCCCATCCCGGGCAGCGTCCCTTTAATGGCGTTGTAAAGCAACGCTTCGACAGTGAAGAGAAGCACGAGATCCGTCGCGCCTTTCGCGGCCGCATATAGCGAGCTCTTTTCGCTGTCTGCAATGTCACGCTTTGTGCGGCCTACGACCTCATTAGCGACGTTGAACTTGGCGAACATATAGCTGCCGAGCGTGGTGAACAGGCGCAAGAACTCGTTCTGCCGGGCGTTACGGCCCATGGTCCCGCGCTCGATCGCCGTGCGGTCCGCGTACAGGCCCGATGCCTGCGCACGTGCAACCATGCGATCCGCGTGCGTCGCAGCCTCGGCGTCGCTCATACCCTGCCCGAGCCCTTGGCGGTGCGCGCCGAGCCACGTCGGAACGTCAACCACGTAGAACTGCACCTTCTGCATAGCCCAGAAACCTGCCTGCATCATGTACCAAGTACCCTGGGACACGCGGGATCGCATCGGATCCAGCTGCGTGCTGTTGCGTAGATCGGCCACATCGCGCTGGAATGTCTCTTCGCGCTTACGCATAAAGTCAGACCGCTCGATGATGCTGCCCGCCAGCTTGAACCCAGACGCGCCGTACTGGACGATACCTGCGGCCAGGTTGTTAGCCCCGACCACGGATATAGACTGGGCCAGGCCGGTGACCTGTACCGCCACGGTTGACATATTGAACGCCAGCTTGGACACGGTGAAACCTGACTTCATCCGGCGCAAGAAACCTGCCATGACGTGGGTGCCCGCCGCAGGTCCGGCCGCGACATCCTGTACCCACAGTTCCAACGCTTTATGATCCTCGAGACGCCCAGCGCCCTCGAACATGCGTTTGACCTTCGGGTTCTGCAAAAGGCTCCAGGTCTGGTTGATCGCCTCACCGTGCGCCAGATCGTGGACCACGTGGTTGATGTGCCCGAATAAGACGTGCATACCGAGCTCGATCGTACGGCCGCCGCCGCCCGATGCGCGCTCTTTCGTGTGGCCGTTTTTCGTCTGCGCCTTGCCGAACCGACCCGCCATCATGCTTTCCATCATGTCGCGGTTGCGGTCCTCGCCGACGCTGGCGGTGTAACGTGGATCGTACGAAATAGGGTAGTACCCGCCGCGCAGCGTTCCGAACTTGGTTTCTACTTCGAGCCCTTCGACCTTGGCCGGTGCGACGCCTGTCATGCGCTGTTCGCGATCGCGGATCTGCGGCCAGTACGCTTCGTCCAAATGGTCCCACACGGACTGCACAAAGTCCCAGTCGGATTTGGTGAGGTTGTCGACCAACGTATCCACCTGTTCGCGAGTGAAGCTGCCGCGGCTGTCATTGGACGTTAGACGCTCCAGGTTGTCCTTGTTCCCCATGTTGAGCGCAATGCTGATGATGTCCCATTTGGATAGCGCTTGATCGTAGCCATCCCACATGCGACGGACCGACATGCTCTGCCGCTCGCCTGTGCTGTAACCATCGAACAGCGCTTCTAGGTCGTTCGTCGCCTTCTCGCGCATGGTTACTGCGGTGAGACCCGCCGCATCGATCCGGTCTTTGAAGAACCGATACATGATACCCCGGTCTTTCCAGTTATCCAGGCGGCGCAGGACGGTGTCAGCATTGCGGACAAGGTTGAAGTAGCCGGTAGTCTCGGACATGATCCGATCGGTGCGCGTCTGAACGCGGTTCTGCTCGCTCGCGCCGACACTGTCGTTCACTGCAGCCTGCATCTCGTCGATGACTTCTTGCAGCTCGCGCTCGCCCTGCGCGTCAAGCAGCTTCTGCTTGCGCCGCGCGGTGTGCTCGATGTTCTTCAGGCTGTCATACACACCTTGCAGACGTTGAACACTCAGCGTTTTATACGGCACCGGCTTGGCGGCCTGTAGAACGTGCGCAGGTATCGCCAGCTCGCTTGCACGCCCTGCCGCGGTCATGCCTTCGACGTAGGCAAGCAACCGCTCGCGGCGCACCTCAGACTTACCGCTAACCTTACGGAAGCTGTACGTCTCGAGGATGTCATCGATCGCGCCGAGGTAGTCCCGAGCCAGGTTGGCGCGGACCGACTTTTTCTTCAGCTGCCCGCTAAGTCGCTCGGCTTTCCCTACCAGCTCATTGACCTTGCGGCTCTCGATATAGAGCGCGTGCTGGATCAACTGCTTACGTTTGGCGTCGAACGCGCCTTCGATGTTCCCTTCGGCGAGCAACCGGGCGGACAGTTCCGCCTGACGCCGCTCCGCGCTTTGGAAGCGATGGGTCTGAGCGGCCTCGCGAACTGGCATCTTAGACACCATATCGCGAGCGATGAAGGACGCCATGGCACGCGTCGTCATCCGGCGTTTACGTCCGCCGCTCAACCGGTTTATGGCGCGCATCTCGGCCACAATTACTTGTCCACGTTTCTCGCCGTGCAGTGCTTCATCGACGGTGGTCTCTATGCTTTCGCGATCACCGATGATGTCGCCCAGCTCTTCGCTGGCGCGTGTGCGAACACGGGCTTTAATCTCTTCGCTGGCTTTCGGCGCGTCGACCATAGCCTTCAGCATCTCCGCGCCAGACCCGAAACCGAACCACCCGGCCACGTCATCGGCGCTGAGCCCTGTCCCTTTCTTGTGCACCGCGCGGCGGCCACGCGGTAACGATTTAGCGATATCCGCACCGTGCTCGGCTTTTAGGGTATCCGTGTCCAGACGCAGCTCCAGCGGTAGCTCGTCGGGTGTTGAACCGCCCAACCACCGACCATTACCTAGCCACTGGATCGCACGGTTTACCGGGCGGGTGTTCACCGCGTCGGTCTCTTCGGCTGTGATCTCGGCCAGGCGCGCCTTGTACGCAGCTGATTGCATACGGTGCTCCGCCTTAAGGAGCTCAGACCGCAGCAGTTGGCGACCTTCATCGCGCGCTTCCTCGGATAGCGCAACGAGCCGCGCGTAGGTTTCCTCGTCAAGACCCATGTCGCGGGCTGTCTCGGCGATCATGTCGCTTATACTCTCGCGGTCCATACCTGCGGCCAGCTCTTCCTCGGTGGTCAACATGCGATCGAACACGCTGCGAACCGTGTCATCCATGTTGACGTTCAAGTTCTTCGCCTGCCGATAGATCGACAGCAGCCACGCGGCGAAGCTCTCAAACAAGGCACGCAGCGCGTTGGACGGCGACTTACCTTCCATCACGTAAGCTTCGAACCCACGTGCGAACTGCTCGTGTAGGGCGGTGTGAATAGCCTTGCCGATCTCTTCGCTGTCCGCTTTGCCGTCGTCCAGGTACTTGATGACCTGGTCCTCGTCGATACCCGCCTCTTTGGCGATGTCCGTCGCGTTCTTCATCCACCACTGTTGAACGTCGGCCAGCATATCCGCTGATACTTCGAGACCGTCGTTAGCCTGGCGCTGCAGCTGCCAAAGGAAAAAGTGCCCGGTCTCGTGCAGTATCGTGGACAGGTCGGCAGTGTCCATGACGTTGATTGACGCCTGACTTCCGTCGGCGGGCAAGATGATGGAGCCCCGTGCTTGCTGGTTAAACGTCTGGTCCTCGGCCATGTTCAGTTGCGTTATCTGGTCGTTGCCTGTGGCGATGATCATCAGCTCACCGTCGGCGTTCCAGATCATAACGCTGTCGTGCCCGCCGCTACGGATGGCCGCCTCGATCGACATCGTGTTGTTCAGCCAGTGGATGTCCGGATCGACGCCTGCACCCAGCTCGATCTGTAGCGGGTTTTGCAACGCAAGGTTCGCCTCGACCACTCGGGCACCTTGGAAGCCAGACCGCAGCGCGTGGTCATTTGCTAACCGGCGCTGGTTCGTGAAGAACATACGACCCGATTTAAACTCGGAGAACTGCTTGTTCGTACCGTGGTACAGCGTGACAGGTTCGCCGTCAGGGCCGAGGATGGTGTCCTCTTTGATCGTGTTGGCTGCTGGCTTCACCGGGCCTTGGTTCACTTCGAGGTCTTCGATCGACACCTCGGGCGCAGCCCCGACATCCTGCGCGTTGCGGATCGTGGGGAGCGTGTACCGGCGAAGGTACTCTGATACGGTTAACCCTGTACGCTGGGCCCCAGCCCGTGCCGAAGCTACGAGCACACCGGCCTGACGTTGCGCGGCATCGGTCGTGATACCTTGCGCTTCTACGATCTCGGACGATAACCGGCTGAACTCATCAGCAAGCGGGCCCTCCAAACGGCCGATAAGCGTATCGGCGCGGTCGACCGTAGCCTCGAGATCTGCCTGCGCAGATGCCAAACCTTGCATGAACTCGTCGGCCTCGGCCAGCGTCATGTCGTCAGCGTTCATCCGAATGTGGTTCTTGAGTACGCTGTCCAGCTCGGTCCCGGCGATGAATGCCGCATAGACACCCGTCGGGATTACGTACTGCGACCCTGTATCGCGGGCCTCGGTGAACTCGCGGAAGTCGAGATCGGGCACGGCGTCGAAAAATTCTTCGATCGACATCGGAGCGTTCGCGCCTTGGAACAGCTCTTCGATCGTGTCCGGATCTACGAAGATGCGCTCGGCCGGTCCGTTCTCTGTCACCTCTTGGATGGCATCGGCGAACGCGTCGCGGTCGCGCTGGCGTAGCGTGCTGGCATCAGCGTTGCCGGACAGGATGTCGAACAACGTACGACGCCGACGCGCATTTTGCACATCTGCGACACGGCGCTGTGCACCGCTTACCGCCATACCGCCAACCTCGAGCGGTGCGGACGCCATCTCGGCGAACGCTTCGAGGAAAACTTCGGTCCAATCAATTTCCTCGTCGGCCGCCAACCGCCCGAACAGTTCGCCGCTGCCGCCGAGAGTACCCTGCGCCAGCATCTGCACCATCATATTCCCGACAGGATTTTCGAGCAAAGCCTTGCTTGCCACCCCGGCGGACATACCGTCGAGGAAACCGACAACCAAGCCATACGCCTTAGATTTATCGCGTAAGTCCGTCAGCACTTGAGGGTCGGCCATGAACGCCGATCGGCCTTCCTCGGTTGTCAGGTCGTGACCGTATTGGTGGACGAGCTCGTCAAAATAAAGTTCGCTACTTGTGATGTAGCTGCCGGTACCCATGACGGTTGCCGCCGCAACGGGGCTTCGTGTCACGACACCTGCGCCGATACCCGCGGCGATCGTCAGACCGTTCTCAGCCCCGACTTCCATCAGGTATTGCGCGCTGCGTGCCGGGTTCTGACCGAACACTTTCATCATCCCGACGAAGCTATCCGACGCGCTGGTGCCGTCGAGAGATCCGATCTTCTGTTCGATATCTGCGCGCCAGTTCGGCGTGGGCCAAAGCGCTTCCCGCTCGCCTGCCTCGAATGCCCGATCGGCGAGGTTCTCATCAATGCGCGTGTTTAGCCGCTCTTCAATTTCCTGCAGCTTTTCGTCGCCTGCAAACCCGCGCGTCTTCACCCACCGCCAAAGACCGCGGGCCCCCGCCGTCATCTCGCTAGCGGGTGTAAGCTCGGACGGGTCGGCGTCCCGATCGCGTCGTACGATGGTGTTGTAGCCGGGTGAGTTTTCCGGTACGTTGTCACGGAAAGCGTTCAGTTCGGTTTGACGTGACAGCTGCCGTTCGCGCTCGTCCGCCATTATCTCATCGAGCGACAGCTGCGCGTCTGCGTTCGCCGCCTGCATCTCGCGCAGTTTATCCAGCGCGCCGCCCAGCGCGAAGCCGTCGTATATAGCATCGGTGCGTTTAGAGATGGCCCGGCCTGCACTCTCGAACGCGCCAACGTTCTCCAGATCGTCATGACCCATGGCGGCGTTATTGTAATCGCTGGCCCACTGTGCGGTGCGGGGGTGATCGGTTAGCATCTTCTGCTCGCGTTGCAGCTGCACGCGCGCCTCTAGGGCGTCCATCGTCGCTGGATCCGTCAACCGGATATCCGGGTTCCCCAGCGCGGTGGACGCGAGGGCCCGGCCCCGGGTCGTCTGCTCGGGGCTCGTCCCGCTCGCGCGTGCTGCCCCCAACGTTTGGGCGGCAGCCTGGGCGATAGCTTGATTGCGCTCCGCCATAGTCCGCGCAGCGGTTTCACGAATTTGGTCCTGACGGACGCGGTCCAGCGGGGAGCCTGTGCTCATGTATGATGTTTTTGCCATACCGCATGATACCCTACGCGGTATTTGGTATCAATAGCTATTCGCCGCGTGCATCCAGCGCCGCCCGCATGGACAATGCGAGGAACGCGTCGGTCACCTCCTCGCGGCTCGCGCCAGGGTACTGATCGTTGATCATCCGGCGGATATCGCGCGGTATCTCGCTGTACTCGATGACCGGCGAGATGCCCATAGACATCAGCAGTTCGTTTTCCCACTGCTCGACGATCTCGTCCTCGGACGCCTCGCGGCCGAACGACCGGCTAAGGCTGTCACGGATGCGGCGCTCTTCCGACGGTGGTACGTCCTCGCGCTCCAGCTGCATCTCGAAACCTTCGCGCGCCAGCAACGGCACATCCGACAGGAACGTGCCTTTACCGAACCCGCTATGGAGATCGACGCCGTCGATAACAACGGGTGCCAGCAGCGTGTTGACCATGTTCGTACGCTCTTCGAACGACATCTGACGACCGTGCTCGTTCGCGAACGCGGACATGCCGCTGCGCAGTTGCTGCGTAAAGCGGTTGTATTGGGCCATTTGTTCCTGGGTCATCTGAGAACCCGGGGTGACACCTGCGGCAGCATGGTACTGTTCCGACGCGTCGTTCATCGCCGTACGATAATCCGCGTCGGTGTAGACCAACGCGGCCGACCCTTGCTCGTTGGTGACCTTCAGCGAACCACCGATATCCGACTGGAGATCCCGTAGGGCCAGCAGGTCACCGCGTGACAGGTTCGCCCGGTCTTCGTTCAGGTCCAAGGCTGCGAAGTCGGTCGGGTTGTCCCGCGCCAGGTCGAGCAGCTCGAGATGCCGCGTCTCGTCGGTGAAGTCCACCCCGGTTTGGTTGCGCTCGTACGAGTTGAAGATCTCGTTCATGCCGTTGATGCCGATCTCGGCCTGTAGGTTTGGCGGGATGTCTGAAGGGCTGCCACCCTCGTCAACGATCTTCCATGCCTCTTCGCTCGCGAGGCGTGTCGTCTCTCCGCGCACGGTTTCCTCGGCGGATATCCGTAGCTGCAGTTCGCGGATCGTGGCGGCGCGCAGCTGAGGGTCTTCGATGTTAACCGCCTCGGCCATGAGCAACGCCGGGTTAGAAACGGTGTTCGACGGGGTGGCACCTAAACCTTGTTGCCCGCGGCCGCCTGTCTTGTTGGCGAACCAACCGAGTGCACCGGCCACGGTCTTACCCCGCATCCACGGGTTAGCGTCCATCCACTGTTGCGCGTTCACACCGTTCGCGTTGAGCAGGTCACGAAGCGAGCCGCCCAGCCCACCGTTGCGCTCGGCGTTCAGCATCGCATTGGCGATCTCGGGGCCCATGTGGTGGGCCATGTATTCCGATCGCGGCGTGACCTGGTGCCCAGCGCTGCGCAGTGCGTTCTGGTTGTCGGCACGGAACGCCCGGTATATCTCGCCCTCTTTGGCGGGATCCCGGCGCGTCTCGAGTATCTCTTGCTCCGTCAGACCCTGGGCCCATGAGGGCTGCAGGCGGTTGACATAGCTCAGGTACGTGCCGTCGATGAACTGCACGCGGCCCCGGGCCGAGCTCAGTGGGTTAGCGGCGTTGCTGTCGCCACCGCTCTCGGGTCCGCTGATCCAGAACGGCACGCCGTATTGATCCTCGTCGGCGTGACCGGCCGCGACATGTGTCGCGTTCTGCCCTGACACCCAGTTACGCGCGCCTGCGGCGTAGTATGCGGGCTCCAGGCCTTCGTGCAAACGGTTGAACTCGTCGCGCGATATGCTGTCTTGGTTCTCTTGCAGATAGTTGTACGCCGCGACAGGATCCTGCCGGGCCATCTCGATCACGCGCCCGGCCTGGCCAGACGATCGCAGTGCTGCAACCTGTTGATCCAACGCTTCAGGCGACGTGCCTTGCAACGCGGCCGCCCGGCGGAGCTCGGCTTCGGCGGCTTGCATGTTCTGCCCGAACTTGTTGTCATCCGCAGCGTTAATCAGCGCATCGTCGAGGAAGCCCTGCGCCGACGCCTCGAAGCTCTGCAGCGTGAAACCCTTGAACTCGACGCCCTCGTGCCGGATGGCGCTGTCCTGCGCACTGTTATCCAGACCATCGGCGAACTGCTCGAACGACTTTTGCGCGCGTGGGCTCAACCGGCCGACGATGTCCGACCGAGCCTCGGCCAAGTTCTCGAAGGTGCTTTGACGCTGGCCGTTGATGGCGTTCGCCCCTGACTGTACGAGGTACCCGGTGTTCGGGTCGTACAGCCCGGATCGTACAACGCCCCGGTATTCGTTGGCGGCCTGCCGTGCATCTGCTTCTGCCTTCAGGGCGTCACGATAATCTAGTGCCTCGGCCGCGCTGGTGATGCCGCGGGATGCGCCTTGTATCGCGTTGCCGATCGACGCGCCGAACGCATCAGGGCTGGCGTTTACGCTGATGTTTTGTTGGTTGACCCCGCGGGCCCGAACGTTTGATGTATACTGAGGTACCGATACGCGAACCATGTTTTCCCCTTACGCCAAACCGGCGTTGTATTTGAAGATGCCTGCACCGCCGTCAAGGATGGCACCGCCCGCCGCAAACAACCCGGCTGTCCGTGCGTTGCTCGCCGTTGTTCGGTCGATGTTAGCCTGCGTGCGATAGTTGTAACCTTGCAGCTCGAAATCTTCAGCCTCGCGCTCTGCGTTCATACGGATCAACGCGGCGTCTTGGTCGACTGCCAGTGCACTCGAGGTGATGATATCCAGCGCGGACCCGAAGCCGAAGTCGACGTTCCCCGAGGAGAATGTCGCCTCTTGCTCTTTCCGCAGCAGCGTACCCTCTTGCAGCTTGCGGCTCTCTTCCAGTTGACCTCGCTCGATCGCATCCTTAGCCCGCCGATCGGCGAGGATGGCGTTTTTGTCGTTGAGATCCGCGCTGTACTCGGCTGCGTTGGCTTGGGCATCCGCGGCATAGAGACCACCGGCCGCGCTTGTCACGGCGGCCATTATCATCAAGGTTGTCGGTTCACACATTATCGTCACTCCGTATCATCTCGAACTCGTAGTATTCCGCCCCTGTCCGCGGGGCTGTCTTGAGATCGCTGAACGTGAAACCGACGGCCTTAAGGTACCGTATAGATTTTACGTTCTGCGCCCATACTACGTTGTGCAGAACGTCGTACTTACGTGACCACGCCTGCACCGCTTCCCGCGACAATAGCACGAGGTCCCGTGTGTGCTTAAACAAAATTTCAGTCCCGAGAAGCCACGGTGACGCGGCCGATCCGAGGGCTGTCGGCTCGTAGATACCGAAGATGGCGACGAGATCTCCGTCGTCATCGCGCGCCGTGAAAGACAGGTTACCCTCGTCGAGTATGCTGACCAGGGCATCGTTCACCGTACGATGCGGTGTTAGCGCTGCGATCTCGCGCCGGTCCATGTCCCGCATGTTCCGGCGCAGATCTTCGATGTCATCGTATCCCGTGTGCGTTATATGGATACCCATGCTATTCACCTAGCTCCCACTCGGGCGCGATCGCGGTGACCGTCATCGGTAGGGGGTACGCCTGGCGGACCTCGATAGACACATCCATGTCCCAATCGCCTTCGATCGTGACCAAATGCGTTGTCGTGACCAGCGGTATCGGGTTCGCCCCAGTGAACTCTTTCACCTCGTTAAGATACCCGCCTTCCACACCAGCGGATATGCCGCGCGTGTCGACGACCTTGACCGCGACTTCCGTCGGGGCCGAGAACCGGCCGAGACCGGATCCGAGGCCTTCGATCTGATCGCCGAAGTCCTCGCCTAGTGTGACCATGAAAGCCTCGTAAGGCAGGCCGACCGACACCTTCGAGCTAGCTGCGGGCAAGGTTATCGTGCCGTTGTCTGCCACCGTCAACCCTGCTATGACGTTACCGTCTGCCAGCGCGGTGACTTCCTCACCTGCCAGATGCGGCAGCCCGCCGATAACCGTGGCGGGATCGCCGTCATATCGTACGCCGCAATCCACGAAATACGCATCCTCGACATCGGAAAAGCTGCGATCGTCCAACCGCTCGACCCGTGTCGTGGTCTGTCCCTGGAGAGTGCGGGAAACAACGAAGTATGGCGTGTCGTACGCACCCTCGGTTACCGTCGCCACCTGGTGCACGAACACGTCGGTCCCGCCAAGAACCTGTTTTGTCCAACCCCAGATTTCGTGCTCTTCGATATACGTCATCGTGTAGAGGCTGCCGTCCGTCATCGTTACCCATAGCACGCTGTTCGGCGACTGGGCGTAGGCCATCGACGCGATCGTCTTACCGCGGAAAAGGTGCCGGGCCAGGACTGTTACATCCGCGCTCGCGTTATCCCGGGACACGTCCAGCGAGAACTCGCGTAACGTGTTGCCGTCTCGTGTCACGTGCAGCACGGTCTCGCCAATGAGGACCGGCGGCGGGAACTGGGCGGATCCGCGGAACGTCTTTGGTCGCAGGCTGAAGTTACCTGGCGCGACACCCGCGTCGTTCTCCGTCTGCATATACCATTCGGCACCGGCGGTTAGGATAATCGGCCGATCCGCATCGAGGATATGGTACACGCGGTTCAGCTTCTGGGCCCGCATCCGGAACGATACCGCGTCACTCGCACCAGGCGTCAGGGCCCGGTTGAAGTTGAACGGCGTCGTGCTGGTCGACATTTCCACTACCTGCGGGTTGTTTGCAGTGGCTGCAAACGTCAGGCGTTGGTCGATGAAACCTACCGCGCTGGGCCAGTCGGTCGCCGAGGCGAAGGGGTCGCGCTCCGTTTGCGGGTTGTCCGCAGTGTTCGGTGTGATGTTCTCGTCGATGAACGTTTCAGCCTGGGTGATGCCTATGTAACCGTATATCCCGTTAAACTCTTTATACACGCGGTAATACGTTGCACCATCGACCGCGTCCCACGTGATCACGTTAGAGTTACCCGCGGTCGTTAGATCGTTGGCCGCCGCGTTCATGGCGCTGGGCAAACCTTCCTCGCCATTTTCGCCGCTCACCGCTGAAACAACGTACTGGTATGCCGTTGAGCCTGTCCCGACTTCTTGCGTGGCGTACACGTTAGCCGGTGCGTCGAGACCCGGCGACAGGGGTAGCGCAGCGAAAAACCAATCTGTATCCGACGCCCGTACGAGGGTGGTCGGTTCCCAATCCGCATGGCTGAACACCATCGTGTCGACATCCTGCGCGTATTGAAGCTCGTGAAGTATCTCGATCGGAAAACTAGAATAGGCCTGATACACCGCGCTTAATGACGCGCCCGCTGTGAGCCCGTTCCAAGACCCGTCGGAGTTATCGACGGTGACGCCCTCGGCTACCTCGAACTCGATATATCCGGAACCGGACGCTGTTTTTCGTATGACCGCACCGTGCAGCGGGCTGGTACCCGTCGGGTCGCTGACGTACAGCAACGTGTTGAATATGTACTCGCTAGCGATGCTGGGGTCCGTAGCGACAAACGATATCCGCGCGGGGTTCTCTTCTGTCAGAACGAACCCTGTCCGCTGATACGTGTCTTCGTCGTCGTCAAGTACGTAGCTGCCGTTCTTCAGAATACGCATCTCGAAGTCGCCGAGCTCTAACATGTACGTGTCATCTTCGCTCGCTTCGAACGGGATGAGCCGGGGCGGATAACCGTTTTCGCCTACGCCGAAACCGCCCGTGGTTAGCGTCCCGGCGCGGTTCTCGACACCACCCTGCGGCATAAGCAGGATGTTCTCGGCGTCCTTCAGACCTGCAGACCACTTAGGGATGTCGCGACGCGGGTACATACCCGACCCCATGATCCCTCCAGAGAATGCCCGGTGTGCGTTACGTGTCATGCTCTAATCCCAGTATATGGACCCGTCGCCAGTGCTCGAACTGTCGTGTCCGGTGGATGAGCCCCGGTCGTCAGCATAGCCTCCAGCTGTCTGCGGGTACTCTGTCAATTCTTGCCCGCTGTCCTGCGATACCGCTTCGGCGAGCTGCGTCTCATACGCTTGGTTCAAGTCGTTCCATAGCGCCCGTTTCTTCGTGAACGGCATGGATACGTTGCGAGCCCAAAGGAACGCGACCGCATCCAAGAAAGGTTCGGGCATGGTCAACGTCGCGGTGGTCTGCCGGACATACTGTAGCTTGGCTGAGGCCTCATTGCAATAGAGGGAGCCGCTCGCCAGCTCGTACCGGATCGGCACGCCGTTCGGTACATCGTACGTTGGTATGAGGCGGATAGCCGTGGCCATATCCGACGGCAGGTCGTACTTGTACGCCCAGCGCTCTGACCAGTCGTTAGTGAGACCGGCCAGCTCTTGGATCCGGCGCGCGAATGTCCAGTGGGACCGCGCCAGGGCGGCGTTGATGGTGCGCTCGAACGTCGAGTTCATCTTGCGCGCAGCTGTGCTGTTCTCCGTCAACGAAGCAATATTGGTCTTACCCAATATGTCCAGCGCGTTATTCGCGAGCTCGATGTTCGAGTATCCCATGGGCTACCTTAGTTCTGCGATGAGCGACGGCGGCGCGTCTTGGCCGTGGTCACAGTTGCGTTTTCGCTCTCGTTCTCACCTGTCGGTGCAGCGTCAACAGCGGCGGGTTCGACGACAGGCGCGGTCACCTGGTCTTTAAGGACGGCGTTCTCTGCTTCGAGCTCTGCCACCTTGGCGGTCAATTGCTGGATCGTCGTTGTCGCGATCGCCAGCTGTTCATTGATGCCGCCGGACGCGATGCGCTCGTTCGCAATACGGGCGTCGTCGTTGCCTGTCTGTGCAAGGCTATCAACCATGAACGCATCGTACTCAGGGGTGCCTCTCTCGAGCATCCACCGTTTCGACACGGCCTCTTTGTTCGGGACGGTGAACTTGTCACCTTCCTTGCGTACCTTACCGCTGTAGCCTTCGCGGGTTGCAACAACTTCAATCATGTTTTCATCTCCAGTTTATCCATCGGTTAAGGAAGTGTCGGGCGGCGATCGCTCGCCGCCCGGGGTGCTTAGACGTCGCGCTGATCGTTGGCGAACGTGAAGCCTGCGAGAACCGCGCCAGCCGTGGCATCGGAGCCTGCGACGGTGTAGTTCATGCGGACATAGCGCTTCATCGTGCCGCGTGGGACCATGGTCAGCGGGAACACATAACCGGCAGCCAGATCGGCGGCAGGTACAGCGGGCGAGCTGAGTACAGTCACGGGGGATGTGAACGCTTCGTCGTCAGATGTTTGGATCGACGCCACCAGGCTTGTCAGCGTGGCGAAGTCTTCGGTGACCTGAACGCGCAGTTCAATCGGCGTGCCTTTGCCGATGTCGCGAGTGATCGCGTTAGCTGCGTGCTTCGGGGTTTGTGTTACCCCGAGGTCGATGACGTTGTCAGATACGGCAGATGCGGTGATCGCCTGACTATCCGAGAACAGGTTAGTGCTATCGAAAATCATTTTCCGTTTTCCCTTGTTCAAGGTTGGTGTCCCAGGGGCGGCTCATCCGCCCCCAGGTCAGCGCGCTATCAGACGACGCGAGCTTCAGTTTCGAGCAGGGCGTCCATCCGACGGATCGGGTGACCGAGGAACTCAACAACAGGCTGGCCTGCAGCTTTTTCGATGGTCAGCTGGACGTTGTCCTTGTTCATCGCCTGCTTGTGCAGGAACTTGGCGATCGTACGCGAAGTGTAGATGACAGTGTTGCCATCGGCACGGCCTGGGTTGTCCAACGCATAGTATGCGTCGATCATGTAATCCAGCAGGTCAGCGCCAGTGGACGCATCGGCTGTCAGGTCGCTGACGTCGATGTTCGCCACACGTGCGATCGCGCGCCAGTCACGTACGGACATGCCGATGTCCATCATGAACTTCTCGCGGTAGACGTCGTAAAGCGAGCCGTCGGGCTTCTCTTTCGTCTGAACGCCTTTGTCCATGCGGCTCACACCCAGTGCAGACCCTTCAGGGTGCAGCAAGTGGCAAGTCTGTTCGCCCCAGGTCACGAACCAGATCGACGTGTTGTCGGAGCCTGTGCCGCCTGCGTCGATGATCTGGTTACCATTATCGGCCGACAACGAGTTGAACCGGGCAGTGATGCCGGTGAACTTCTCTGGGTCGGTCGCGGTGTCACCGTAAACGAATGTCGATGCGACCTCGTTTGCGATACCCATGATGTGCGCCTTGCCTTCGTTCATACGGAACTTGGCTGGGTTCTTGGCTTTGTCAACCAGCTTGGCATCGATCTCGGACCAGTCTTCGAGGAAGCCCGTGGTGTCTGTGACCTGAGTGGTTGTGCCTTTGGTGGGTTGCACACCTTGGTACAGCTTGCGCCATGTTGGTGTAGGCAGACCGGCACGGATCGTGGTCAGGTGAGAATTGCCCTCGTTACATTCGAACGTGGGTGCATCTTCCATCATCTGGTTCTGCTGCGCCATGATCTCGATGATATCGGCGATGTCATCGTCTTTGTTAGATTGCTTGCGGAGATCCGCCAGCGATAGGTAGGAGTTGCCAACAGTAGCCATTGGTTTAGCCTTTCTTCGTGGTTGGGGTCGTGTTGCCGTACCAGCGCTGTTCTTGTGGTACTGCATCCGACGTGTCTGTTTGTTCCCCGGTGTTCAGGGTGTCGTCGCCGACAGCTTTGCCGACCCGAGACATGAACCGGATCATCTCGGGATGGTTCCCGATACCTTGTCCGACGAGCACGTCTTTGATCAGCTCTGGGGTGCCGAACTGCCGGATGACTGCATTGCCAACCTGAACACTTGCATCCCAGTTACCGCCACCGATTTCTTTATCGGCTTTGGCGTCTGCTTTCCACCCGCTGAGGGTATCCTTAACGGCCTGGACAGAGGCCTCGGCCTCAGCCTTGCGAGCCTCAGCGTACGCTGCGGTGAGCGTGTTTGCCTGCTTTTGTGTCAGGTTCAACTCGCGCATCGCTGGCGTCACAGCCTCAAGCAGAGCAGCATCGATCTCGAAGCCTTCCGGCAAGACGTCCGTAAAATCGTACTCGTCTGGAGCACCTTCACTTTCGTCCTCGCTTTCGGCGTCGTTTTCTTTGCCGTCCGCGTCATCATCTTTGCTGTCGTCACCGTCGCTCTCGCCGGGGGTGTCATCGCCTTCTGCGGTATCCCCACCCAGAACGATACCATCATCGGTATCGGTGTCGTCACCTGCCGGGGTTTCATCCCCTGCAGTATCATCCGCGGTGTTCTCACCGCCTTCGCCGCCTTCGCCGCCGCCTGTACCCGTGCCATCTTCTGGCGCGTAGACGCGGTGCTTGCGGAGCATATCACTCACTAGAAACATTATCAGTCCTCCGTGCTTCGTTCCGTTTGCGAACGACATCGTCCGCGGCTTCTTTCATTAACCGCACATATTCGTACGGATCGATCGCATGTAACATGGCGATGATCTCTAAGCCGAGATCCCGCCGGGTTCCTGCATCAGAACTGGATGTATCATACACCCCGGCCTGATCCAAAATCCAACGAACAAGAACCCGAGTGTCATCGTTCTCGAGGGCACTCTTGGCAGTCTGTAAGAAGTCCTTGTGGGTCTTCGCTTGCCGTCTGCTCATGTTCGCTTCGTCATTCATAGGTGTACCTTACAGGTCGTCGGGGTCTGCGCCCAACAGGGCCGCCGCACCACGCTTTGCATTTTCTGCGCCCGCAAGCATCATGCCCGGGACCTGATCGATGGTAACGCCCAGCGTGTTCATGATGATCATCGTGGCCATGACCACGTCAGCCGCCGCCTGGCCGTCGTTGCCAACGTCCTCGTACTCAGTAAGAAACGCGCTAACCATGGTGGACACCATCGGCCGCCGTGCGTCCATCTTCACCCGCTGTACTTCTGCTTCATTGCTCATCGTTCTTTCTCCTCGGTTAAGCTAGCCCGGTGCGGGCTAGGATATCGTTTGGTGTTCCCTGGCGGTTTCCGCCATCTGTCTCGGCTAGGACCTTGGCCGCGTTCGCACCCTGTTGCATCGCCTGGGTCGCCTGGACCGCCTGCTCTGCCTGTTGCTGTGCCCGCTCTGCTTCCGCACGTTGGGTGCGTATTTCTTGCACTTCATCGTCGCTTCGTACGATGCTCGGTGGTACGCCCAACATATCGGCGTACTCGTCGACGCTCTGGTCTTCGTCCAGCTTGTCCAGGACGCCGGGTTTCACGGCAGCCATGTTCCCGACGAAGGATGCGAAGCGCTCCATCGATCCGGTGCTGACGGCCTTCTGTGCCTGGGCGAGCATGGACACGAAGTCGATCTCGAGCTCTTTACCGTCGAGCTCTTTCGGTGGCTCGCCTGCGGCCCCGCTCTCGACAACGCGTTCGAAGAGCAGCTCGACCAGCGGCCGGTGCTTCTCGAAGTGCTGACGTTCGAGCATCGGGCCTAGCGCGATGAGCTTCTCTTCTTTGCGTTCCACGATCTCGGCGTTGTTCCGTGGCTGGACGCCTGGCATGTTGCTGATCATCATGAACAGATCGGCGTACATGCCGGACCAGATCGCATCCTTGGACATCTCGATGTCCTCGCCGAGCGGTCCGAACTGCGGTGTCGCGTGGTACGCAGGCACCAGGCCTTTGTTCGGGTCGTCCATGAAATTGATCGCATCGGGCATCAGCGAGAACTTGCTGTTCCGCAGGCTCGAATGGGCGTTCATGGGCGGACGGTTGAACCGGCGCAACATCTCCATATAGTCCCGACGTTTGGCGAACAGCTCTTTGACGTCCGGCAATGTCTCCATCGCTGGGCTCGTACCGTAAACCTCATACCCGTTGACGTTCCAACGTGATGCACTGACCGGGCTCTTGTCGTACCCGAAGTCGCCGGACAGCCGCTTAGCGCTCTCCTTGCGGTCATCGAGCTTCAGCCAGTATTGGCTGGCGATCTTCTTGTTCGGGCCATCCATGCGCCGCTCGTCACGCTCGGTGCGCGGTGTGATCAGTTGGCAGACGGCCTCGATCTTGGATATGTCGCCCTTGTCGAACAGGTTCTTGATGCGGCCAGGCACGACACCCCAATCCGGATCGCCGAAGCGCTGGTTCTTGTAGACGAACTTGCCGACGATCTGGTTCACGGTCATCCCCATCTCGCGATAGAGCGTGTCGATCGTGCGATCGTCTGACATGCCAAGCCAGTAGGATCCTGGCACCAGCTCGATGCCGCGTAGATCCTTGTCGCCCAGCTTTTCGATGATGGCGGCCTCGGTGCCGTACAAGCCCAGGTCACCGTAGCCAGTGTGCAGCATGTTGTAGAGCCCGCTGCGTTCGGCGAGGCGGCGCATCTCCATCGTCACGTTAGCGACGTAGCTCTTGACCGGCTTACGTTCACGCAGGTCAGGTTCCACCGGCTGCAGGCGGAACCATGGGCGTGACTTGGATGAGATGCCGGACTGCATACCGGACTGCAAAATGCGAAGAGCCCGCATGGGCGTACCATCGAGCATCTTGCGGTTCAGAAGCTTGCCCCGTTCGGACTGTTCTTGGCTGGTTGGGTCGCCGCTGAAGTTCCCGCGCCGAGGCATGAAATGTTCCTCGAGCTGTTGGTAGTGGCCCTCGTATGGCTTACGGCTTTCTTTGAGGCTCTCGGTCACGCGCAGTGCGCGTTTCATATCTTGGTCTTCCATGCTTACTTACCTTTCCACATGTCAGCCACGCCTGCGTGGATCACTCGGACCTCTTCACAACCGTAGATCACGGCACCGTATGCCGCAGAGAATATAACCACCGGGAAGAACAGGATCGCTGTCAGGATGGTGATGAAGATGCGCGTGGCTAGGTCTAACTGCGTGTCTGGCACTGGTCAGCCCCCCAGAACAACGGCGGTTCCGCCGAGCTGTGCGGTAGGTGCAGATGACTGACCACCGCTCGGGTTAACGATCGTGACGCGCTGCTGCTCGGTGCTGTTGATCTTCTGCGTATCGCGATCCGTGACAGCGTACTGCGGCGTGCGTGCCAAAGCCCGCTGGGTTGGCAGCGTCACGGGGTCGGGTGTCTTGGCTTTGCACATGGTTCAGTCTCCGTAAGGATCATATTCGGTGTCGGTGGCCGTCGTGTAGCCGCGGTTCCCGTGTGGGTGCGTCACTTCGGCCGTGTCTTTCAGCTTCCTTTGTACCTCATAGGCGAAGCTGAGCACAAATGCGTCGGAGTGATCGGTCGACGGTAACCCATCTTTCTTCATTTCTTGCTTGCCCTTCAGCTGGATGACGCCGTCGTCACCGCCTGCGGGCTTGGTCTCGATCGACACCAGATCGTCATAAAGGCGCTGGATCTTCGGGATCGCACCACCAGCAGCGAGCCAGCTGCGGGCCCGGCCGTACATCTCGGCGCGCTTGTTCCGATAGCCTGGGTCCGTGGCCTTCTCACCGAACCAGACCAGACGCCACGCTCGGCCCATCGTCGTACCGGCGCTATAGATCCCTGTCCCGTAACCGGCGTCGATGAACACGGCGTCAGCGTCGAGCTGATCCTCGTAGTGGGCCAGCTTGGCAGCGATGAAGTAATCGTTGGTGTTCTTCTCGAGCAGCTCGAGCTCTTCGTACATCAGGCCTTTACGGTGCCCGATCACAAGCGTGTCGTCACCGTCCCAGGCTGGGTCGCAGGTGATGATGCTCGGCGCGAAGTCGTATTGTTCCTTGCGGAGATGGCGGCCATAGGCTGCATCCACGTACGGTGTTGGGATGAACTGCTTCTGTGACACGCTCGGGAACTGGCCTTTGACCCGAACCTTGGCCGTGTCGCTGTCCTCGCCGAACTCGTCGATGATCTCTTGCAGCAGTTGCTTGTTGGTGCCTTCGACTGTGCGGCTGTCCACGTTCCACGTGTGCCACAAAGCGCGGTTCTTACGGAATGCCTCGCGGAACGAGCCGGTCGGCGATACGGGGTTACCCATCATCACGAACATCAAGACCGTTCCCTCGTCAGTCATAGCCCCGAGGATCGTCTTGTAGATGTTATCGGGTAGGCCTGACGCCTCGTCCACGATCACCAAGACCAAACGACCTGCAGCGTGCAGACCGGCGAAGGCATCGGGGTTGTGTTCGGTGTTGGTCAGCAGATCGGCCCGATGCTGCTCGGGCCGTGGCTTGTACTTGATCGACATCGTCTCGGTCGTGAACAGGTCGCCGAATATCGAGCTGCGAACCCATTGCCCGATCTCGGGGCTGGTCTTGGTCATCAGCTGGCTCTCAGAGTTGGCTGTGATGACGATCCGAGGATCCGTCCAGCACGACAGCGCCCAGGTGACCAACATCCCGGTCAAGGCAGATTTGCCGATACCGTGACCACTGGCCACGGCGATACGGATTAGCTGGTGCCGGGTGACAGGGTCGTCGAGGTGCGCGGCGATCTCGTCCATGACTTCGCTCTGCCAGCAACGAATGTCTTTACCCGCGAGCTTCCCATGACCCCACGGCCAGGCTTGCTCGGCGAACAACAGCGGATCGTACCGAGCCTCGGCCGCGAGCATGGCCCGCTCTTGTTCGAACTGGGCTTTACTGACCATAGTACGACCGCCGTACGATGAACCGCTCAACAGCCCAGACACCCAGGACCATGACGGCCCACTGCCAGTAGGATCCACCCATGAGCGTACCAGTCCGGTGCACATGGTCGTAGATGCCAACGCTGGCGATCAGGATAATGGCGTATTCATGTTTCATTCTTGGCGGCCTCGCGCTGGGCGATGAACTGTTCAACCATCGCGGCGTGATCACCTGTCAGCTCAACGACAGTCTTGTCGCGCCACTGATCAGGGCGACGGTTCTTCAGCCAGTTCAGGGCTGCGCCAGCATCAGGTGGCAAGTGCTTGGGCGTCTCGACACGAACGTACTTCGAGATCGCGTTGCCTTCCTTGTCGATGCCCTCTTCGGTCCGTTCTGAGACCTCAGAATAACGGTACCCTTTGGCTCGTTTTAGGAATGCTGCCTCGACCAAATCATCGACGCGAGACTTGGCTTCCATGACCGCTTCGCTAAAGGTTGGCTCATTCGCTAACCATTTGTAGAACACGGTGCTACTGATACCTAGGTACTCGCACATATGTGTGACAGTGCTAGAGCCTTGATATTGCTCCATTAAACGCAGGATGTCCGCCGAAAATTCATTCGACGGACGCCCGGTACGCTTACGTGTATGTGTTTTACCCTCGCTCATAAGCAGAAATATAATCCACTGCGGGGTGTGTTCGCAACAAATTCAGTTGATCGTCCCGATCGTCATATCGCTGTCGGATAGTGACACGAAAGTCGCCATCCATATGACCTTACCACGGGGCTGCGGGTTCGGTACAACCTGGGCGGTGACGACGTTACCTGGCGATAGATCGGCCAGCTTGGTGTGTCTGGCGACGGACGCAGGTATGTAAACTTCCTCGTGCCTTTTGCTATGGACGGTAGCAAAGCCAAAGCCTTGCTGCGGCTTCCACGATACGATGTGAAGTTTCATCGTTACGGGGGTCTGGTGGTTTTCTTCAACGTAGTTCATCGGATAGTTCCTCGGTTAAGATCAGTGTTAGTTCGATGTTGGCGGTCTGGTAGGCTTCCCGAAGGTGCTCAAGCTGCTCAAAGCGCAGGTTCGAGCGTGTACCCTCGAGAAGGTCTTCGGCTGCAGCGCGGCGCGCAAGGTACGCGTCGCGGATGCGGTTCAGCTTAGCTTCAAAAATATGGGCTCTCATCTGCCCACCCCTTCGGTATACGCCACCAGCGCAACGTGGGTGGCGTAGAGCCCGAGCCATGCGATGTTATCCGTGAACACGACAACCAAGAGAGGGGCCACCAAGAACGTCGCGAACCCGACCGCCAGGCAAGTGATGCCGATGAAAAACAGCACGTTGCAGATCAACGCCGCCACGGTGGCTCGGATGACTACCCGTCGCACCTGGTCCTTGTAAATCTTCCGTATCATAGCAGGTATTCCTTTATCCATTCGCGCAGGTCGTGCACGGTTTCAACGTTGTCGATTTCGCGCAGCTTACGCGCCTGCGCATCTCGCGCCTGGTCGGCAGCCCGAAGTTTCTCGAGCTCTTTCTCTCCGCACACGGTGCAGCACGGTTCGCCGAACAGCTCCATCTGAGTGTGAACATTGCACCGCGTGCATCGCGGCATTGCACGGGCCCTGTTGCTCTTCTCGAGAAACGCGGCGTAGTGTGTCGGGCGCAGCTGTTTACGTGCGCCAGCCATGGCGCGCTCGCAGCACCCGCTACTCTTGCACCGCATCGGCTCGCCCCGGCTGTTAAGCCGAGGGGTGTATCGCGCCTCGCGTACCATAATATCACGAAGTTTAGTTTTGACGCTGGGTGCGAGGTGTTCCGCGGCATCAAGTTGCAAGATTTGGTAACCGTTGGCTACCTCGCTTAGAAATATATTCTTCATTTTTAGGTCCTTTTTAAATGGTCGCCGCAACCTGTAACGTCAGCGTAGTCGACCATGGCGGCTGTGCGCGTTGATACCGTACAGTTTGGCGGTTTAGGCTGCTGTCACGCGGCAGCCGTCGATGCAGTCATAAAGCGGCCTGCCCTTAGACTGGCGGGCAATCATCAAGGTTTTACCGCTGTCGTCCGTCATGAAGTAAGGCACATCGCCCCAAACCTCAGTGTGTTTTTTGTTGATCTTTGTTTTTCGCATCGCTGTTGCAACCGTAACCGTCATACCCTTGTTCAGTGCGTTTTCGATGTTTGTGTGAAGTGCTGAGTTGGCCATACCATTCTCTCCGTTTGCTTGCTTACGTTGCCGGTAAGCGTTTTGGTAAAGTTTCAGATGGGTCCATAATACAAGGTACCGTACGATGGTCAAGAGGGTTTTTAGCGGCCGCCGTTGCGGTTGCATTCTTTCTGCGGTTCGGCCCATACCATAGGATAGACATACACGCCCTATACCCTTTTTATTACTTATATACTCTCTCTCTCTAGTTATATAAAAAGTGCTACTGCAACAAAAGGGGGTTAAGACCCGGGTTTATAAGGGAAAAACCCGGGTTCACTTTTTAAAAGGTACCTAACGGATTGGTACGATATTTGTCGCATCCCAGTCCGCCTCGACACCAGAGCAAATTTTTAATCTCTCCTCTGGCGTTACGCGGAGAAAAATATCCGGGTTTTTCGCGATAACCGCAACAGGACTGGAACCGACTTTTACCTTACTTCGGAGCAGTTCTGCACCCACCCGATCAGCCCTTCTTCCGACCATCTGAGACACCTCTTGACGGAGCCCCGGGACCTTACCATTGCTCGAGCCTGTCATAGCCAGTTTAACGGCTTTCTCGAAGTCTGAGCGTCGCCATGCGCGCCACTCGGGGGCTTCGTCGATCAGTTCTCGGATGGCGTCATCGAGCTCGGTGTCGTTCGCCTCGAGCATCGCGGTCTTACCTGCGAACCTCGGCGCTTCATTGAACCCGCTGTGCCGCACCTCGGTGTAGGCCAGCATGTTTGCCACGGCCAGGCCGAGCCGCTCTTTACCGACCCGGATGATCGCCTGCAACAGATCGCCTTTCAACATGTCACCGTTGGTGATGACTGCGAAACGCCTATCCTCTGCGTCCATGGGGATAGCGCCGGGCTGGTTGGTCGCGAATATGAAGCTCGTGAACGTCTCAGTCTGGTAGGCTTCGACACCTTTACGCTCGATCGACACGATCGTCTGGCTCGGGTCAACGGTGTCTTTCAAACTCTCGTACCCTTTCTTCCGCTCATGGTAGCCCATACCGCCCAGCTCGTTACACGTGACAATCAGGTTCTGCTCCAGGTACCCATTAAATTTGCTGTCGAGCAGGTCGCGTTCGCGCACGGTGGACGTGTACTTATCGAACGCTACGTTCAACATAGAGAACAGCGTGCCGCGCCCTGTACCCTGCATCCCAGCTGCTACGAACAGCACCGCGCAGTTACGCTGCTCCGGGTTCTGGTATTTCGTGGCTAGCCAGTCCCAGAACCAATCCCGTTCGGTTGCATCAGGTATAAGGTGCTCGAGGAAGGCTATAACAACTTGCATCGCCTCTTCGTCGTCCTCGTCGCTGTGCGCCAGGCCGAAAAACCCGTTCCCCCACGTCTCGCCGTCACGCTCGTAGAACAGCTCTTGGTCCGGCCTGAACCGAATACCTGCGATCTGCAGGCGTTCAGGGTACTTGTCCCACGCGTCCACGATCGACAGCTTACGTCGCCCACCACGGGGCCCCTCCCATGACAGATCGTGCTGGCGCAGGTGCGCCATCAGCGTCCCGCGCGACACGCCGCTCCAGATCATCCCGCGCCGCAGATGGTGGTACGTGCCGTCCTTATAGTTGAACGCCAGGTTCTGCAGCAGGTCGTCGAGCTTGTCTTCGAACGCGAGCGTGTCCGCGCCCTCTTCCTGGGCGGCCAGGATCGCATCGCTCACTTCGTCCGGCATCAACGCCGTCAACGCCGAGCCGATGCTGTCGACCATGCTGTCACGTTCATCTGACGTGCGCGGTGCCCAGGTCTCGGGGAAGTGCGTGCACCATGTCTCATGGTCGAACACCATCAACGCCACCTCGTCGCCGTGGCCGACAACGCTCATCCGACACTTGCTGGTGTTCCCGCTGTCATCCCGCAGGAACGACGCCGAGCACCGAGCCTCGCGGTTGTCCATGGTGAAGGTGATCGCCTGGCCATAAGAGAGCGGACCCTCGGCGGTTTCAAACACCATGTCCTCGGTCAGGTTGTATATAGTGTGCGCCTCGAACGCGCCGCCCTGGGTGTTCTGCATCAGCTCAAAGTGTTTCTGTTCAGCCAGCAGGTCGGCCACCTTCATCAGAAACGTGTTCAGCTGATCCTCGGTGATCAAAGGTAAGTCGCCCGGTTTAGTGTCGAGCGGCGTCGGACCATCGGCGAAGGTGTATTCCTTCACCACCGATGGTTGACCTTTGATCATCTTACCGAGCGTGTGCGGGCCGAAGCAGCTGAAGTAACGTGTGGATGCACCACCGTAGACCTCGACCATATTCTCGCCGCCATCGTCGCCAAGGTACTTGGCAGTCTTCCACATGCCGTACGGCTTCTCCGTACGAAGCAGTGCCATAAACTTCGCCGATCCGCTGGTGCGCAGTGGCATTGCGTCGAACACATCAGCGCCGAAGACATCGAACATCAGGTCTTCGACCTTCTGGCTAACAAGGCTGTCGGTCACATCAACGTCGATCGCGACCATGCAGCCTTCGAGCTGGATGGCCGTGGTCACCGCAGGCGCGCCGATGGCCATCATCGGCCAGCTGTCGATGATACGGTCGGTGACCGGCATCGTGGGCCAGCCCTTTTGAAACGCGATCTTCGCCGCAGTGGGTAACGGCCGATAGCCGTTCGCCAGCAGCCGGTGCCGGATCTCGGTCTGGGCTGCGTACTCGTCAGGGATACGGATTGTCTTAGTCATTCTCGACTTCCTCCAAAGGTTTTGTGAACACGAACCAACCGTGGCTTGGGCCACCAGGGCGCAGCCGATACCCGGCCATGCGACACCCACGGACTACGTCGCCCATGTCCTTAGCTGTCGCGTTACTTTTCCATCTGATGCGAACGTTAAGCATGTTTCTTCCCTTCGTCAGTTGCGCGCACATCGGCGTCACGTGTATCGTTATCTTGTGTCGGGCGAAGCAGACCGCCAGGGGTTATCTCCGCCCCACAGGTGTTCCTCCCACCTATTGCAGCCGGATCGCCGCCCGACACAACCACCGGCATAAACCCGTAGCCCTGCAGTGGTTTCCAACCCACGGTGGCGAGCCCCTTGTCAACGAGCCGGTACAGCGGCCCGTTCTTCTGCGATCGGCCGAACAGGTATCCGGCCTCTACGAACCCGGTACGGCGGAGCTCCGCCAACCAACGTGTCTGTGCAGGTGTTAGCTTATTCATCTGCGAGACCTTCGACGTCAAATGAGCCCGGCGCGGCCACCATGCTAACGGGGGAACTCATCGATATCATCTCGTGATGACGCCGTTTAAGCGCTAAGCGGTCGCTATCCGTCCACCCGAGATCGTCTTTGGGTGGTAGGCCGAGATCGGCGGCCTCGGCGTCGCTTATGATCATGACACCGTTACGTTGCAGGACACCGGCCAGCGCCTCGTGAAACTGCCGGTGCTTACCTGACGGTATGTAAGGATCCAACTCTAACATTAATTTGTTAACGAGTAGATCGCGGTGGTACCGGCGGATATTGAGCTGCATACCGTGTTCAACTGCAGTTCGGGCTTTTTTCATATCAGGCATCTAATTCTCTCCTTGAATGCTGTTTCGTCCTGGGCCTTCCTCAAGACCCGTGAAAGTTTGATTTCATCGTTCGTGGCGCGCATCGCAATCTGCCAGGCGAAGCACTCGTATGTTTGGCCTGGCCGGTGCGTCCGCTTGTTCGTCTGGTCAAATTGCTCGTTGCTCCAGGTCGGGTGATACCAGATCGTGTG